ACACTCATCATACATTTCATATTGTGCTTCCTCTATTTAGTTGTTATGTGTTAGTAAATATTCATCTTCATTTACATACTTATACATAGTAATATTATTATATTTAAACCTATCATTAGTAGTAAGAATATCCACTCTATTTGTCCATTTAGGGTTCATTGTATCCCTAACCTGATATACTCCATCTCTATCACCAGTTCCTTCGATTACGATATAATCTCCGTAGTTAAAAGGCCCACCCCATCTTGACAACAAGTCTCTTGATAAAGCAACATATCTATATGAAGATGCTTTCCAAGTATGAAACCTTGTTCCATCAGCTGTGATGTTTGGTGTTGAATCACATTGTCTTACAGTTGGATTGTAAGTAGTAACCGTAACAGTATATGATATTCTGTTAGGATAAATATTACTACAATCATTTTCTAACTTTGTTATTCTATCTTGCAACCTTTTTCTTTCTTCCCAATGGTTATCCGTCATACCATCAAACCACCAAGTTAAAGTCAACATCGCTATCACAGATACCAATGTTGCATGAGTTGTTTTAATCATAAAGATTTCTCCATATTAATCTATTATTAATATACAACCTTTATACTATTATTGTCAAGCTTTTTATTTTTTTAATTGATAAAAAGTATCATCGGTATTCATTGAACCATCATTAATGGAATCCAAACCTTGTTCGTGAATCCACATTGAAATGGTTTTTTCAGCTGATACTTCATCGATAATTTGAAAACTATCTTTATATCGTTTCAGTAATCTTCTAACTAATGAATGTCTTACAATATCTTTTTCTTTGAATTGAGCTAAACCTACACCATGTACACCAGCGAATCTTTTTATTGCATCTTCTAATCCACTCATACCACGTTTAATATCAGATTGTGCTAAGTCACCAGTAATGATATATCTTGAACCTTCACCTAATCTTGTTACGAACATTTTTATTTGTTCAGGTGTTGCGTTTTGTGCTTCATCGAGAATTACAAATTTATTTGCAAGAGTAATACCTCTCATATAAGCCATAGGAATAACTTGAATCGTATTACTTTCTTTCAATACTTGTAATCTTTGTTTACCAATAATCTGTTCCATATTGTAATAAAACGACATCATAAATGGTAATGTCTTCTCTTCTACATCACCTGGTAAGAATCCTATCTTTTCACCAGCAGCTTCAACCAATGGTTTAACAATTACAATACCATCTATTGTTGAATCCTTATCACCTAACTCTCTCAGAGCTCTATGAACTGATAAAAAAGTTTTACCACATCCAGCAGGTCCGATTCCAAAAGTTATATCTTTTGTAGATATTGTTTTGTAAAATCTTCTTTGTGCTGGATTCTTGAATTGAATCTCATCGAAGTTTAACATCTTCAAATCTTTCAATGCTTGACGTTTATTTGATACGTTGTGATTATTTAATTCGGAAAGGGAAACCTTTTTTTGAGTAACTTTTGATTTTGCCATAAGTAACTTCTCCTATATTAA